GTATGCCATTTATAGCACAGGAAAAATCAGACCACCATCTTGGTGTTGGCGGTTGGATCGTCGTCATGAGCTTCAGGCCCGAAGCCTTCAGCCTTGATTTTTGCCATATCAAGTTCTGGAGCGGGAGTTTGAGGTTTTTGTTCAAACGACGCAAGCCATTCGCGTAAGGCGTCACCAGTTGGTGTGCCTTTTGGCCACCGTACAAATTTGAGGATGGCTTTTGGATCGGTGAATGGTCTGGCGGTTTTGCCAGATAGAACGGTATAAACAACAGGCGGTCCTTCTCGTCTACGGTTGCGTTCAATCCACAGCTGACCTGCTGTAAACCGTTCTGATTTCATGCCTGAGATTCCTGAAATTGGGGTGCGTCGTATCTCCGTTCCAGAGATTCTTGAGTGGAGATCAATTCCACCACAGAGTATTCCAGATGCACCACCGATCACGTTACATCTGGGTTTTCCAGTTGCGGATATTCCAGGCTGCGTGGAGACTCGAAACTCGGCACCTGGAAATGAACAGATTTACACCGATGACCCGCGTGGCAACTTGGTTGTGTGTGGGGCGGAAATGCCTTCATACAGGCCATTGGATTTCACGCCCGGCACTCTGAATTACAGCAGAGCAAAGCCACCAGCGATTGATCCAGGCACAAAAAAACCGGCTAAGAAATCAACTCAGCCGGGCAACGTCTCCCCTCTGCCGAGTGGCGGTCTCGACATTCCAAAGGTAACTCCAGAATTGCCATGTCCTCCCCCTGACGCAATTCCTTTAGGTGCGAAGAACAAATCGCAAACTGCCGTCATCATTGGTTACGAAAAGGTCAACGGTAAGTGTGAGGCAATCTATGAGCAACTGGACGTACCAACGATCATCGGCAATTATCTTCCTGGTGCGCCTGCTGTGGCGACGACTGCGACGACGGTTGCGATTGCGACGACGGTTGCCATTTTCGTCAAACCGTTAGGCGATGTTCTGCTTAAGGCTGTTAAACCCATCGTCAAAAAGACGATTAAGAAGATCAAGGCGAAGCTGGGGAAGAAGGTGGTTGTTGAGTCTGCTTGGCAGCGCCGGAAGTTTCAGCGTTCTCTGCGTAAATGATCTTATGTGTGTGGGGCGGGATTGCTGGTGGTGCGTTGTTTACGACAACATCAGCACAGATTGCCGAAAAGGGTGAATCGGGGTGAAAGCTAACGCCATCTCTGATGAGGTCAGCACAGTTTTTGAGTCGTTTGATCTCGTAGACCATACGCTCGTTAGCCAGCTTGGCGTCTAGCAGTGCTACCTGTTTTTCAGCTGCTTTGCGGCAGGTCCTGACGTGATGTCGATCTAGCGGGATTGAGATTGTGGCAGTAATCCCGCCATTGACTGAGAAATTTGTTTTTTGGCCTGTACGAACAGGTTTATAGAAGAGGATATTGCCCGGATTATCGGGCTTGCCATCTGGGATGGCATTGCCTTCCGGATCTTTCGCGCCAACAAGATCGAGAGTGTCATAGACAGGTTCTTGGTAGTGCGATTCATATGGATTAGCCCAACTGGTTGTGGTGCTGAGGAACGGGTTGATGTTTAATGTTGCGCCTTGACAGCTAATTCCTCCACCGTATGTATTTGTAAATTGCCGACTCGGCACCACCTGCACAGCCTGATTGGTCACACTTCCTGAACTATTCGCGACTGGAGCGGCAGTGCTACTGACCTGTGCTTGCGCTGGAGCGGTAAGCAGCAAAAGCGTTGCTATGACTCGCTTCATTGGGTAAAGGTGCTCAGCGTCTCCGTGATTGATTCAACGTCAGTGTCGCGAGTAATGATTGTGTGCTCTACGAGGCCAGGTCCGTTGAGGGTTTCACTAAAGGAGAACGAAGCAGCTTTATTAACGATTTTCCATGATGGCTTGGTTGCAGGGTCAAGCCCACGCCAAACGCTGGAGATTCCGTTCACAGTATTTGTCGTTGTGACCAGACTCATTGGAGCGATTGCCCCTAATGGGGCAACATTTGTACCTGTCGCAGTGTATTCATAGCCAGTCCGATATTTATACGAGTTGATGACCTCGTTGACCTTCGTCTTTGTGGTCGTCGTTGACTTCAGGGTGCCTTGCTGAAAGTTTGGCACCACAGGAATGGACTGTGCCTTTGGAGCGGTAAGCGCAATAACGCAAAGAGCGACCCAAGATCCTGTCCGCATCACTTGATGGTGAGTTCTGAGGTCAGCTGACCAATAGCCAAGGTGTTAGCTCCACCTGCTGTCACTGACATTGTGTGATCTGCGCTGATGGTGCCAGCCAAGGTACCTGCAGTACCACCGGAGGTAGAGATGATGCTGCCAAAGTTAGCGGAATCGCCTGTTGTTACTGCTGATGATGGAACGGCATCGCCTTGGGTGTAGCTCTGGCTAAACGAGAATGCTTCGCCTGGAGTGTCTTGAGTGGCTGCGATTGTCCCTGGAGCGTAAATACCGCTTGTAATTGTTCCAGCCGAAATGGTGTTAACGGTGGTGCCATCTGTCGTATCAACGTTTGAACCGCTGATTGAGAAAGATGAGCCAATTCGTTCTGCAGTTGTTACCGCACCACCAACCTGCAGTGAAACTGAGGACATAATTTTGTGGGTCAGATCAGCTTGAGCAGGCAAAGCTGATGCGAGTGTGATGCCCAATACCAAAAGTGTGCGGTTCATTTGATGCCAGCTTTGGTGTCCTTGTTGTCAATGATATTCGGTTTCTTATTGCCGTTTCCATTGCTCTTACGCTCGATGCCAAACGAGGCCATGGCACCAGTCAAGAGCGAGGCTACGAACGTGTTGTCCATTTTCATCTGAGGGAAAAAGCCCAGATAAGACACGGTGAGGAGTGTGGCACTCCAGACCAGGACAGCGCATTTGACGAGGTCGGCAACGCCAACGCCTTCCTTTTCGTGCTGATCCTCAGGATTGGTGGCCATAGCAGAACAGAGCTACCGTTACAGCGTAACTAGGTCAATGCAATGCTTCTAGTTCTTAAACCGATTCTGATGACCGCCTGGAAATCACGGGCGTTCAAAGAGTTGATCATTGCGATGTTGGAGCGGATCGTCACTCGCACTGACAACGATTTGGATGATCTTGCGGTCAAGCATCTGAAAGATTTGCTGCTGCCCGACACAAGAGTTGAAAAGTAGGTGGCATCAGGCATTATCCAACTGATCCTGCTGCTCTTAGTCATGGGGCTTGCGCTACTCCCTTTCTTTCGGTTTTTCCGTGGTACGCCCCATCAGCTGGCTGCAATTAAACAACTTGAGGAGTCAATGCCGCCGGAACTACTGGAGGAGCACGAAGCTGATTGGTTTCAAGCGTGGAAGGAGAGTGGATATGACCAGCAGATCTACATGCCTTACTTCAAGCAGCTCGACAACAAGACTGGAACGGGCTATCGCGAGTGCTTCAGTTCAGCAGCTGCCATGGTGGCGGCGTATTACAAGAAGGTTCGGACAGATGATGAGTACAACAAGATCCGCGCCAAATACGGAGACACCACGTCTGTAGAGGCTCAGCTAGCAGCGTTGCAGAGTCTGGGTTTAGAAGCTGAGTTTCGGAAGGATGGTGATGCTGACATGGTGGAGCTAGAGGTCGAAGCTGGCAGACCAGTGCTGGTTGGCTGGTTGCACGCAGGCAACATGCTTCTAGGCGAGCCACCAATGTGCAATGGCTTGGGCTGTGGTCATTGGAGCGTGATCAGTGGATACGCGGGTAAAAACAGCAACGATCCAGAGTGGATCATGCAAGATCCTCGTGGCTATCCCGAGATGGAGAAGGGCGGACACAGTAATCCGCATTTGGGGCGTAACGTCCGTGTAAGGCAAGCTGCGTTTTACCAGCGTTGGCAAGCGGAAGGCCCTGGAACGGGTTGGGTGATCCTCGTTAATGAGTGAGATCTATTCGGTTTGGGCGTTTATCAGCGCTTTCTGGATGACTGTTGTGGTGCAGTGCGCCAAGCCTATGAACTGGGATCAGTGTTCACGGATGAATGATTGGTTGGTGCCTTGGGTGCGAGACGTGACTGAGATGTACCAAAAAGGTGCGTATCACAGCGAAAGGAAGATTTTGAGGCAAGATCAGTAGGATTGATTTTTGCGTCCTTCGGATGGCAGTTCTGTGTGATTGGGAGATCAAGGCTCGGTGTCGGAAGAGCCAGATGGTCGTCCCATTCGATGAAGAGCTGCTGAATCCAGCAAGTTTGGACTTGCGGCTAGGTGACTACCTGATGGTGGAGAGCATCTATAACCCTGATTTGGTGCGTATTAACATCGCGGACAGGACAGAAGATGACCCGTTCATGCTTCAGTCCGGCGAGTTTTGCTTGGCTGAGACACTTGAGCTGTTTAACCTGCCCG